GGAGCTTATTCAGGTGCTACCGCCTATGTTGCAGATGATGTAGTGAGCTATAATGGTTCATCTTATATTTGCATATTAGCTTCAACAGGAAACTTGCCTACCAATACTACATATTGGAATTTGATGGCACAAACAGGAACAGATATAACTTCAATCGCAGGATTAGCACAAGGAGACGTACTTTATTATAATGGTACTTCTTGGGTTAGACTTGGTGCAGGTACTTCTGGTCAATATTTAAAAACTAATGGAACAGGTGCAAATCCAAGTTGGAGTAGTGTTACAAGTTCAATTTTACAAGTTAAAAGAGTTATTAAATCTGATACTTTTTCAACATCATCTAATACTTTAACAGATATTACAGGTTTATCTATTGATTTTACTCCTACCTCATCATCAAGTTGGTTAAGAATAGAAGCAACATTAAATTTTAATATAAACGGAACTTCTGTTGGATATAGAATTTGGAACTCTACAGATAGTGTTGGCATTTCATTAGGAGATGCCTCAGGTTCAAGACAAAGAGTTACAGCAAGAGATAATGGTGCTCATCCATCTTGGATTGGTAATGCTCATGTCGTTGGATGGTATCAACCAAGTTCTACTTCACTTAAAAATTATAAAATACAACAAGCTGGACATGGTGGTACTACAGCAAGAATTAATTTTACTGAAACAAATGCTGATGATACAAATATAGATAGTGCAAGACCAGCTTCTACAATGACAATCTGGGAATATCAAGGTTCAATAGTATCTTAATAAAAGGAAATATAAATATGACTGACATATCAAACTCAATTAAAGCAATTAATTCTAATGCAAAATTTAGTGTTAATGCCGAAGATATAAACCAAATAACTTGGTTAAATGAAACAACACCAATACCTGCAAATGAAATTCTTGCTAAACAAAAAGAACTAATTGCAGAATATAATGCAAAGCAATATCAAAGAAATAGAGCTAAAGCATATCCTTCAATTCAAGAGCAATTAGATTTGCAATATTGGGATAAAATTAATGGTACTGATACTTGGGAACAAGCTATCAATGCTGTTAAAGCAAAATATCCAAAAGCATAAATAAAAACACAACAACAACTTAACTAATAGGAAGTCGTAAATGACTAAAGCACGAGATATATCTAAGCTATTAAGTACAGCAAATGGAAAAATAGCAGGAGCAAATCTTGATGTTTCATTTGAAAACATTTCAGATACAGGAACAGCAGGAACTAAAGTCGCATCAGGAACTACAGGACAACGTGGTTCTACTGCTGGTCAGATTAGATTTAATACGACTACAGGATTAGCTGAGTATTATACAGGTACAGATTTTAAATCTATTGATGCTCCACCAACAGTTACGGCAATCTCTCCTTTAGAAGTTGATAGCACAGCAGGTGGTAATATTACTTTCACTATAACAGGAAGTAATTTTGGTTCTGGTGCAGTTACTAAATTTATAGGAAACGATGCAACAGAAATTACAGCATCAACAACTACAGTAACTAACTCAACAACTATTAGTGCTGTTATTGCCAGAAGTTCTTTTGTTAATGCTAAAGAACCTTACGATGTTAAAATTATTAATGGTTCTAGTTTATCAGCAACTTTAGATAATCAAATCAATGTAGATGCTTCTCCAGCTTGGAGTACAGCTTCAGGAACACTTGCAACTATTAGTGATATTACAACAGGAACTCACGCAACTGTATCTGCAACAGATGCAGACGGAGATACTGTAAGTTATTCTGAAACAGGCGGTACAGTTTTAACTACTGCTGGACTTACTTTAAATTCATCTACAGGTGTTATAAGTGGTAATCCAACAGATGTAGGTTCTTCAACTACATATAGTTTTAATTTAAGAGCAACTGCAAATTCTAAAACAGTAGATAGAGCTTTTAATATAATTGTTAATCCTGCTTTAGATGGAACTTCTAGTTCTAGAGCAAATACATCAGCACAAGCGATTAACACATTAACTGGAACAACTACAAATGGTTTATATTGGATTAAAGACAGTCTAAATAATACTCAACAAGTTTATTGTGATATGTCAGCTACAAATGGTAAATGGATGTTAGTTGCATCTAATAACTGGAATAGTACAGTTTTACCTGCTGGAACAGCTAGAAATAATAGAGCATATCAAATAGATAGAAATAATACTTTAGGAGCATTAGGAACAGCAAGTCCAGATACTGATTATTTAATTGGTTCATTAATAAATAATTTAACTTTTCAACATGTTAGAATTTTAAGTTGGGGTAGAGATTCAACAAATAATACTTATAGCTTTAGTAATAGAGGAACTTGGGATGAAGCTGTTTGGCAATTATCTTCAAACACAGGAAGCGGAAGGTTTACTGAAGCAGTAAGTAGTGCAAATGTAACTTATACTAATAATGTATTTGCAAGAAATAATACTTCTGGAAGTGGTATGTATTTAATTTTAGATACTGCAAAATGGTCTCAAGACTTTGGTTTATCTCCAAATGAAAATCAATTTACAACAGGAGCCTCTGGTCAATTTTGGGGTAATGCTCCTTCAAATCCAAATAGTGGAAATTATGGTGGTTCTTGGTTAGGTCATGGAAACACAGAAGGAAATGGAGAAGGATTTTATCGTTATACAGGAGTAAATAGTTCAGATGGTGCTTCTGATGCTCAAGGTTATACTACTTGGGTTAAATAATATTTAAACCTCAAAAAGACCATAAGTCTTTTCTTAACAACTAACAAAAAAATAACATGACAACACTAACTATACTTATAGTTTTTATAATCGGAGCTTGGCTTGGGTGGAGATATGAAAATCTAATTAATGATTTTGTAGAACACTTTAAGTCTATGGGTAAAAAAGATTTATAATGATTTTTACAACTATAGAAATAGCAGTTTATGTAATTTTAATTTTAACAATTTATATTTGTTACAACATTAGACTTAAATAAATGACACCTTATACATTTGAAGAAATACAATTTTTAAACAAACCAACACAAGAGGAGAATATGTTCACACCTAAATTTGAAATTCCTTCTTACGAAGAAGCTAAGAAAGCTACAGAAAACTTCGCAGGACAGGTTCAGAAATTTTGGGCAGATGCTTTCAAAGACTACGCAAAGTCAGTTGAAGCATTTTTTCAGAATAACAAAAAGTAAACTAACAACAAACATCAGGAACACTAATGGCTAAGAAAAAAGTAAAGTCTGTTGCTGAATTACTAGAAGAAGCACAAGATATTCTAGCTCAAATTCAGGACAAAGTTAGTGAAAATGAAGTTGATGATTGGTCGTCTGAAGAAGATGAAGACGCATGGAATGATGCGGATTTAGACGAAGAAGACCAAGAGTAATCAATGAAATTTTAGCTCCGCTTATGACTACTAAAACTAGTAAGAGCTTTCACAAATGTAAGAAAGAACATATCAGCAAAAGTCAGTTTGATATGTTGATATTTGAAATTAGAAACTTAAGAAAAGACGTAGAAGAACTAAAAGGATTTATGAATAAATCTAAAGGAACACTAGCTGTTCTTTTATTCATAGGTGGATTGATAGCTACAGTTATTACTGCATTGGATTATTTTAAAAGATAAAATTATGAGCAAAGGTTTATATTCAAACATTAATAGAAGAAAAAAATTAGGTATCTCGAGAAGTAAAAAGAAATCTACAATATCTCCTGAAGCATACAAAAATATGCAACAAGGTTTTCGTAAGAAATAAATTATGTCAGAAAAATTAAAACAATTACACGAAGAACTTGTTAAAGTTATATTGGAGAAAATTAAGTCTCCTGATGTTACTGCAAGTGAACTTAACGTAGCAAGACAGCTTTTAAAAGATAATGGAATTGATTGTGTACCAGTAGAGGGTTCTCCACTTCAATCTTTGATAGATGAACTACCTTTTAAAGCACCTATTAAATTAGCTAATTAGCTATATTTAAAAACCTCTTTGACCAGATTTATTTAAGCCGCCTTCATGGCTTTCATAATTAACACTTCGTTTTACCCAACCTAATGGAATTGTATAATCTTTTGGGAAAACAAATAAATGATACTGGTTTGCAGTGTCCATTAGTCTGCTTTCTTTAGGATAGAGTTCAATGGCTTCTCTATGTTCAGAGACTAATTCATTTTTAATTAATTGAAGATGTCTCCAATCGTGAATTGCTTTTTTATCAATTCGTTTAATAGAAAGATAATCCATAGAACCTTGCCATAGCTTTTCGTGAACTAACCAATCAGCATTACTTCCACGAAATACTCTAACTTCGTACAAGTCGTTTTTCCAAACTTCACAATTATACATCTCATTGTAATATTGTTTTGCTTGTTCATTAGTTAATGTAAGACCAAATTTAAGAGCTTCAGATTTACAATACATAAATCTTTCACTCATACTTAAATCCCAAATTGGGAAATGGGCTTTTTTAAATGGTGTCATTTTAGTTCTCCTTTACATAGGTCTTCCAATACTGACCTTTGATTATTAACTTTTTAGTTTTAGTCTGATGGTGCAATTCAATAACTTGCATTTGCAAACATTTATTAATTGCTCTAGAAATTCTACCTGAATTTATTTCAGGAAGTTTTTCTTTAATTAAACCAATCATAACTCTACGACCAATTCCTTTAACTCTTTTTGAAGGATTGGAAAAATTTTCTTGAAGCAACTTTATTACTTCAGGATAAACTATTGAGAAAGAGTTACGACTTTCTTTTTTATACTTAGAAGCAAATGCTAAGAACCAGCTATCCCAACCTTTGGGGTCAGCAGTCCAGTTAGGAGCATTTTCTTCTCCTGTATAATTTATTTTTGTTTTCATTTTTTTTACCTTTGTTTGTTTCACTGGTGCAAGTATATCATGGTCGGTTTTTAAAAATCGTCTAGAAGCTAACAAAATGGTTTTGATATATCCACATGTGGAATAAACGATTGAAATTAAATTCAAATTTCTTTTGTAAAATTAAAAATAATGCTTTTTCAAAAAAACAAAAAAATAAATTATGTCAGAAAAATTAAATGATTTTAGAAATTTTCTATATCTAACTTGGAAACATTTAAACTTACCTGAACCTACTAAAATTCAGTACGACATTGCAAACTATATTGCGACTGGTGATACCAGAACTATTGTCAGTGCTTTTAGAGGAGTAGGCAAGAGTTGGATTACTTCAGCTTTTGTTTTATGGAAACTTTATTTAAATCCACAGTTAAACATATTAGTTGTCTCAGCTTCTAAAAGTAGAGCAGATGATTTTAGTACATTCTGTTTAAGATTGTTAGCAGAGATGCCAATACTAATGCACCTCTATCCAAAAGATAATCAAAGACAGTCTAAGATTAGTTTTGATATAGCCACAGCGACAGCATCTCATCAACCTAGTGTTAAGAGTTTAGGGATAACTTCTCAACTAACAGGTTCTAGAGCTGATGTAATTATTGCAGACGACATAGAGACTTCAGGAAATACTCAAACTCAAATGATGAGAGATAAGTTATCTGAAGCAATTAAAGAGTTTGAAGCCATCATTAAACCAGATAGCTCAAGAATTATATTTTTAGGAACACCTCAAACAGAATTTTCGATTTACAATAAGTTACAAGAAAGAGGTTATAAGATTAGATACTGGTGTGCTAGATACCCAACTGAAACCCAGTTTAAATCTTATGGTTCTAATTTAGCTCCCATCATTAGTAACACTTGGAGTTCTGAAATTGTTGGTAAAGCTACAGACCCAACTAGATTTGACGAACAGGATTTGCTTGAAAGAGAAGCATCGTATGGTCGTTTAGGTTTTAACTTACAGTTTCAATTAGACACTACATTATCAGATTTAAACAAATACCCATTGAAATTAGCAGATTTTTCAGTGATGACCTTAAACAAAGATAAAGCTCCACAGAAGGTTATATGGGCTTCTTCTCCTGAGCTAAAACTTAATGACGTTCCATGTGTTGGACTTCAGGGTGACGGATTTTATAGACCTATGCAGACGCAAGGTGATTGGATTGATTACACAGGTTGTGTGATGTCCATTGACCCATCAGGTAAAGGTAAAGATGAAACTGCTTATGCTGTTACAAAATTCTTAAATGGAAATATTTATTTAGTAGACATCGGTGGATTTAATGCAGGTTACACTGAGCATGTTTTAGATAAACTAACTCAAGTCGCTAAGTTAAATAAAGTTAATAAAATTTTAATTGAAGATAACTTTGGTCAAGGAATGTTTGAAGCATTACTTAAACCTTATTTAATAAAAGATTATCCCTGCACTACAGAATTAATTAGACAGACAACAAACAAACACAGAAGAATTTTAGATACATTAGAACCTCTAATGTCTCAGCACAGAATTATTGTTGATGCTAATGTCATTCGTAAAGACTACGAGAGTACAAATGATTTATATTCTCCTGAACAAGCATTGAAGTACCAATTATTTTATCAGATAAGCAGACTACAAGCTGGAGTTAATAACTTAATACAAGATGACAGAATAGATGCCTTGCAGATGGTATGTCATTATTGGTTACAACAATTAGCAAAAGACCAAGATTTAGCATTTAGTCAAAAGAAAGAAGAAGACTTTAAAATGCAATTAGATAAATACTGGGGTAATAATACTACTGGAAATAGTTGGATTAAATATAGGTAGGTCAGGGTTCATAAAGTATATTAGACCCCTCTAGAAATCGTTTTAAATCGGTTATAGACCCCATTTAGAAGCACTATTACACCTGTGAAATAGTCTAATGTTTACTTAGGTAAATCTTATAGGTTCACTTAAGGTAATTTTAAGGTATTTCTAAGTGAACTTAATTAGGTGAAATAAGGGGCTAGGAATAAGGAGAATTAATAAAGTGACCCTTTAGGAGCTACAAGGGGCGATATAGATATAACTATAGGACACTATAGGTGTACTCTATAGGTGTAACCTTAAGTAACTCTATAAGTAAACCCAGAAATCCACTCTAAGATTAAACTAAATAGTAAACTCTATGAAAGACCATACGTTATACCTTAAAGCATTAGCTAAAGGTTCTAAAGTAAAGACCATAGAGAGTGAAGATTTTAGGAGAGACTTAGAGAGATTAACCAAAGAGTATGCCCCTCATGGTAAACCTTTAAGTAAGATAGATGATGAGAGAGCTGGTAGGAAGTTTATACTAGAGAACCTAGAGGAGTTTCTAAATTACTCCGTAGAGTTTAGTCTTGCAGATAGACTAAATAATTTGTGGTCTGAAGTACCATCAAAATAATTTGGCATAAAAATCTGTGAACCTCACGCATAGGCAGGGAATTTTTTTTACCCCCATGCCCCTATTTTTTGGAAGGGGGCGGCATACCCTTGTATTGCAAATAGGTTGCAGTAAACCATACAGAATACATAGGTAATCTGCGGATAAACACTATTCTTCATCTCTAGTGTTGTTTATTTATCAAGGATTAATTATGTATAGAAACTATATGTAATATTTGTACTTAATTTTTTTGTAAATTTTTTATTTAATCATATGTGTGTTATTATCTGTTTTTAAATTTAATCGGATTAAGTGACACCTTAAGAAGGAATACATTTATGAATGATTATCCAATGAAACTTAAGAAAGAACTTAGCAAACCTGTAGAAGCCAAGAAGGTAAATGCTTATGACCCTAAAATTAAGAACCCTGTAATTAGCTTGGGTCTATCAATGCTAAACTTCAAGGACACACTTGAAGATACACCAGAAGTAAAACTATTAAGGAAACTTCAACATGGCATAGGTAGTCTTGATACTCACTTCAGGTTTAAAGGAGCAGTCAATAAGATTGCACCTTACAATAGACAACCAGTAGCAGGTTCAGGACTAATGAGTTACATGCAGAAGCATAACCTAATAACACCTGTAGAAATCATCAAGACTTACAAGAAGGATAAATCATTACGAATGAGAGACTTTGACCATTTAGTTATGACCTTAAGACAAATGAATATTGGTTATAATGAAGCTCTTGAATATGTGTGTGAAGCTATAAGTTCTAACTCTCAGAGATACTTCTACCATCGTATTGAGAAAGAGTTCCTTTATAACAATGGTAAAGCTCTTGTTGATTTAGTTGAGTATTACTATGAGATGAACAAGAAGGATAAAGCCAATAGCATTAACTGGTTGCATAAGTCTAAGTATCTAAAGGATTGGTCTAAACAGTATAACGTAGAAATACTTGGTTATGACTGGTTCTTAAAGCAATTCAATAAAATTAAGCATCATTACGATTGTCTTATTAAAAAGAATAAAGAGACGATTTAGTAAATCAACACTGATTTAGTACATCAACACTACTTGCAGTCACTCATCTAGTATTAATAGTTATACCTATTATCTTGAGCATTGAGTTCAGGATAAGAAGTTCTCTCTCGTTTCTTTCTATCTTACTTGTCTTGAACTCACTAAACCACAGGTGGAATGATAGTATTGCTTTTCCACAGGTGTAATGTTACACAAGTGGAAGTGATTCGTTTTTTAATAAATCACTTAACCAACTGTAAGGAGTTGATATGAAAATAATAGAAAAAGCATTTAAACTTTTAGAAAATGCTAAAAATAAAGACGAGTATTTAAGAGCAGTAACTATTCTTAAATCTTATGGAGCTAAGAAATCTAAAGATAATGAAGGCAATATTATCTGGGAAGTTACAACACCAATAACTACTAATTCCTCAATTCATAATGAGGAGCTTTTATGAAAATAAAAGTACATTCAAGTGACCCTGTTAAAAAATATGTGGTTGCTCTGATTAAGAAAAAAACTAACTGTTCCAAAGTAACATCATTAATTAAAGTTGATTTCTCATCATTTAAAAACAATGATGGTTTCTACGGACAAGCTCACCGCAAAATACTTAATTCAAGAAGTTATTTGGGTCAGGGAACTTGTTTTGTTTCTGAACAAGAATTGCATGATGAATACCCTGATGTATTTTTTGCACCTAATAACTGCGAAGCCCAAGAAAAATCTTTAAATAATAAATACAATTCAACTGCACATTTATTTATAGGTTTAAGAGAATATTCAGGTGACATGCCTGATGAACCACTTCGTAAACTTGCCGCTAAATGGGGAAAGGAGTTGATGTAATGAAAAAAGAAAAAAGTGTTTTAAAAAATTGTAAGTGTTGCTCTGGTGGTGCTTATCATACTTCACAATATAAATTCTTTTCTGATGGAGAAAAAAGAACAGGATTTTTAGTATGGGTTTGTAATAATTGTCATCTTGAAAAATCTTATAAAGGATTAAAAAAAGAGTTCACTTTATATTCAAAAGAAAACGAAATTCCTAATCAAGGAATAACTAAGCTGTCTAATGAGCTTGGTTTAATCTCAACCGAAGCATCTCAAACTAACGAGATGTGGAAAACTAGAGGAGCAAAATGACGAAACTAAATGTTGTTTCATCATTGTCATTAAATAACGAACACAAACTATTCTATCCTCAGGTAGAGGTTTCTTTACCTAAGAAGAAGGTAGGAAGACCTAGTTTGAAAAGTAAATTATTTAATGCAGAACAGGTTCAGTTTGGTTCTGAGGTAGTAATTCAAGACACTGCCGAAGACTACATTGAGTAAATAAAGCAGACGAACTTTCGGAGTGGAAAGAACCGACAGTCGATATACGGAGATTGCTATGAATATAAACATAGAAGATAAATTAGATATAAATTTCATATCTATTTTTTCGGAAAATAAAAAAGAACCAGTACAACTGCCAATACCACTTGTGGAATGTGCTACAAGTGATAATAAATTAACTAATGTAATTCCTTTAATTACGAAAGGAGTTACTGATGTTAAGAACTAGAATAACTACTATGGCAACGATGTGCGTTGCTAATGGTATATGCAGTGTCGTTAGTATGTTTAAAAAATGTTGGGGTGGAAATGATTTTGATTATTTCATCTTTGATTTAAGAAACCAATATCCTAACGATGTAAGTTATCAGCTAGATGCTGGTGGTTTACCATTTATTAAACGAAGTATTTTAATAGATGACGAGTTTCAAAAATGTATTGCTCTTAAGATAGGAGATTGCGTTGTTGAGTACACACATAAAAAAGTTATGAGTGAGAAAGACTTTTATGAAGCTGTTATTTATGATTTTGAAAAAGAATTAAACTTTGAAGAAATCATAGGTCAAGCCAGAAAAGGTACTCTCAAAGCTCCGACTTTAGTTGTTCTTAATAATGAAAGAGAGAGAAAAGAGAATGTCATTAATTGACAACTTACGATTTGATTTCGCCTTCTTAACAATGCTTAAGAATGACGAGAGAGAACAAACAGCAACAGGTGGTTCGCTTAATGCGTACTTCAATGGTGTTCCGTTTCAACATTATATTCTTTTTAAGACTATATGTTTGATGCCTGAAACCAAAGAAGGTCTTACGACTAGAGCAATAGCGGACACTTGTGAGAAAGTCTTTGGATATAGATTACTTTCACCATCAGTAAGCAGAGCAATCGAAAGTCTGAAGAAAGTTAATCTTGTGTCTAGAATAAATAATCCATTTAACAATCAGAGATATGCTTGGGTTAAACTTACTAGCAGAGGATTAAAACTTAAAGCAATCTTAAAAGGTGACAACTATGACAAGTTTAAGATTGGCAATATGCGTGAGTTAGAAAGTAACATTGTGGAAACACCTAACTTTACAATTAGTAAGGAGAAGCAATGAAGCAATCCATACTTACTTATGTAAAGACACGACTGCCTTCAGGTATCAGACTTCATAAAGACGATACGATGATAGTAGATGTGTCTAAGCAGGTTGAGAAAGATGGTAAGAAAAAACTTTTAAGGATTTCTAAAACTATTAAGTTGGGAATACCTGAAGGAGCTGATGATGTTACTGCTAAATCTTTGTTTGAAAAAGCATTGAACGAAGCAGTGATGTTAAAGTTAAGTATGCAGAAACAAGTGGCAACTAATGGTTATGCTCAAATGTACGAACAAAAGAAAGTTGGTACAGCTACAATAGGTGGTATTTGGCAAAACTATTATCTTACAGAAGCTAACTCTAAAGCTGAACAACATTCTAGAAACATTGTAATTTATTATAATGATATAGTTGAGTTCTTCAGTTCAGATAAAAAACTAAATAGTTTTACTTATGAAGAACTAGATAGTTTTAAAGTTTGGCTTAAAGATAAAATAATACAAAGACAAAACAACAGTATAGGTACAGCTTCTAGTTCATCTATTAATAAAAGATTAGGTGTTATTAGAGAGTTAATTCGTTTGGCTATTAAATATAGACTGATGAATTACACTGAATGTTTAAATCCAAATCCTTCAATTAAGAATTTAGGGATAGAAGATTTACCAAGAGGTGAGAGTACACCTAAACCAGTAATGTCTTTGCGAGAACAAGAAAAGTTTATTGAGACTATTGAACAATCAGGCGATGAAGTGTTTGCTGACATGATGACGTGGGCATTTCATACAGGCATGAGACATTCAACTGAACTTAATAAATTTACAATTCACAATATCAACTTTGTAAATCACACTATTCAATTTTACAGAGAGAAAACTAAAAAGATGTCAGTAGTATTTCCTCTTTCTAAAAGATGTATAGAGATTGCAAAGAAGTATCGTGAAGTTGCTTTAGCTAGAGAAGATGGAAAAGTATTTCCTTTTGGAAAACAATACATCAGAACTAGATGGGCAAAGTACGTTAAAGAATGTGGATTGAATAATACCTACACACCTTATGTTACGAGACATACTTTCATAACAAGGTTAGTGGAAGAAGGAGTTTCAGACAGAGTTATATCTGATTTAGCAGGTCATACTTGTATGGAAACTACTAGTAAATATTATAAAAAATCTACAAGTAAACTTTTGACTAACGCAGTTTTATCTTTGGATAATGCTAGAGACGAATACTTAGATAGCAAAAATTCAATGATTGGTCACAACTCAAACAAACGTAAGGTTGAAAATGAATAAACATTTACATATAAGTTCAAAGATTGGGCAAGTGGCGGAATTGGTACACGCACCAGTCTTAGGAACTGGCGGAGCAATCCATAAGGGTTCAAGTCCCTTCTTGCCCACCAAGTATGTAGATGTAGGAGTTAGAATTGATGAAGTTGGTTGCAATAGCATTTGCAATAGGGCAGATGAGGTTGCAATAGACAAAAAATTATTAGCGGTAGGTCTAAAGAATAACCAGAATACTAGTCTTAGGAAATACCAAGATAATTTTCACAGGTGCAATAGTGCAGATTACTATTGTATTACCTCATCAATTCTAGCATTTAACAAACATTTCACTAGTGAACTATTCTTGCAACCATTGCAAATTGTCCACTGCAAACACTCACTAGTTCAACGATAGGTTCACATTATGTCCACAAATAGTCTATTAGACCAGCAAATACAGGAGCTAGTTAAGGTCGGAGTTGGCGGTAAGTACCGAACAGATAAAGATTACTTAAAACTTATAGCCGATGAATTAATACACGAGGAGCAGATGATGAAGGGCGGCATCACTAGATATAGGAAACAAATAACTGATGCCAAATCTAAGGGTCAAGAAAGTACAACTTTGTATGGAATTGTTATTCAGCAAAAGTACATCACCTTGTTATCTGAACAAATAAACAAAGACGTTAAAACTTTACAAGAAGGTGGAGCTGGTAACAGGCACACTGCTTTAAAGCTGTTATGTCAGTGCCTACCTAAGTCAGCTTTTAATGATGGTATATTTTTAGACAACGACCCAAGCATTTGGGACAGTGTTAGTTTAGTTATACTTAAGAACTCAATAGACTGCGTATCAACTCAAAGTACCATTAATAAACTGGCTATGAATATAGCTCAAGGTTTAATGATGGAAGCTAGAATTAATACCTTTAAAGATAACGAAAAAGAAAGTTTCAATAAAGTTAATAGGTATCTTAATTCATCAGGGTTCAAACAATCCAAAAATAAATACAGATATAAACGCAACGTATGGGTTTATTTTATTAATAAATCTAAACTTGTTTTTGATAACTGGGAGAAGTCAGACAGACTTCACTTAGGTGTTAAGATGATTTCTTATTGTGAACAGCTTGGATTGATAACTCATAGGAACAGGAAGTTAGCTAGGAATAAAACTGTTTGTTATGTGGAAGCTACTGAAAAACTCATACAGGAAATAGATAATTTCAACATACGAAATGAAGCACTAACACCTGCTTTCTTACCGATGATAAGCCCACCACTTGATTGGACTAGTCCTTTTTCAGGCGGCTATTACGGAAGAAAATATAATGAAAAAAATAAACCAGAGGAAACTTTAAATGCACTACAATCTAATCAAAGCAAGTAACAGAAGATACTTAGAAGAACTTAAGAATAAATTTCACGAGTTTGAGAATGTGGTGAAGTCAGTAAATGTACTTCAACAAACTGAGTGGATAATTAACGAAGACATTTATCAGGTCATTAAAAAATGTGTGGAAAATAATTTCACTTTAGGAAAGCTCCCACTTAATCCTGACCTGATAGACTTACCACCTAAACCATTAGACATAGCTACAAACAGGGAAGCTAAAACTAAATGGAAAAGAATGGCACACCAAGTCTATACCGATAGAAACAAACAGAAGTCTAAACACATTCAAGTTAAACAAATATTTACTGAAGCAACTGAGATGAGAAAGACTAAAGGTTTCTTCTATCCATTACAGTTAGATTTTAGAACTCGCATCTATGCTAAACCTGCAATGCTTACTATGCAAAGTGCAGATTACTCTAAAGCATTAATTAAATTTAAGTATGGCAAACGTATGCAGACTGATGATGCTTTTGTTAATTTTGCAATAGCTGGTGCAAATCTATTTGGCGAAGTTGATAAGGAAGATTTAAAGACAAGAGTTGATTGGGTTCAGAAGTATGAAGCTCAAATTATATCAACTGCTAAGTCTCCCTTTGAAGATACTTGGTGGACATTAGCAGACAAGCCATATCAGTTTTTAGCTTGGTGTTTTGAATATAAAGCATTTGCTGAAACTGATTATGACCCAGACTTTATCACAACACTACCAATTCAATCAGATTGTTCTAACTCAGGGTTACAACATTACTCTGCAATGATGAGAGATGAAGTTGGCGGTCTTGCAACAAACCTAATCCCTTTGGATAAACCTAATGATGTTTACGCATTAGTTGCTTCAAAGGTAATCGAGAAGTTAAAAGCTCGTAGTGAACCATTAGCAAACCTGTGGTTGGAATATGGTATCGACAGGAAACTCTGCAAGAAACCTGTTATGTGCTTACCATACTCACTAACCAGATACTCTTGCAGAGCATACTTAGCAGAGCATGTAGTTAAACAGTTGAATGAACGTGGTGTTACGCATAAATTTGGAGACGATTTATTTCAAGCTACCAATTATCTAACCCCAATCGTATGGGACAGCATCAATGAAGTTATTGTTGGAGCTAAACAAATTATGAAATATCTAAAAGATATATCCTCATTAGTCTCATCAGAAAACTTACCAGTAAGCTGGGTAACACCATTAGGGTTTCCAGTTATGATGGCTTGTTACAAGACTGAAAGTCAAAGAGTTAAAACTAAAATGGGTGATAGTATATTAAAGTTATCCTACCAAACTAACAC